AACAATCCGCCATAAATATTCGGCGAGACAATTTTCGCGCTGTCGATGTAGCTCGATTTAATATAGCTCGGGTTATCGTCTCCCTTGCCGCTGTCGACGCGCTGCTGCGCTGCGGCGGACAGGTCGCTCCATGTGATCGCACCGGTCAGGTTCACTTGATCCGCGCTAATCGCATTAGTGGCAATGCTGGCGGTCTCGATGCTGCTGCCCTTGATCTTCGTCGTGCCGCTCTGGTCTGTGATGGTTACGCCGTCTATGGTAGTCTTGAGTTCGGTATACTCGCCGTCGATGCCATCGACCTTGAGCATGATCTCCTCACTGGTCTTGGTGATGAGCGAGCGTGTCTTTGCCATGTTGCGCTCGATCTGCCGCTGCGGCGGCGATTTGTACGGGAACTCGTCGTCGATCTCGTCCGCGTCCGGCGCGGAGATATTCGGCGCGAGCATCGGATCAAACGTCATGTCCAGAGCGATGAGGGGCACATAAAGCCCGTCTACCGTCACCGCGTCGCCAAGCTCCACCGCAGGATCAAGCAGCGCCTTGCTTCCATCGTATCCGATATGCTTGTAGCCGGAGACTTTGGCGAGGATTGCCGCCGCCATCGCATTCGTGCCGTCCGGCTGCAAGGCCGTCAGAGTCCGTCCGGTGTCCGATCCGGACACGCCGACCACATCGCCGTTTTCGTCGAGCAGCTCGACCTTTGTAATAGGCTTCGACGAAATTCCCGGGGAAAACTCCTCAAGCCGCCGCCCTAAATAGGTTTTGTCCATGTTGCCCTCCTTACACGAGGATGCGCACGCCGCCAAAGGTGATGGCGTTGCCGTTCTCCGTTACCAGATAGTTGGTTTCTTTCGGCATGGAGTTGAGACCTACCAGCAGCAGCTTCCCTTCGTCCGTGATGATCCAGTTTCCCGCGTTGGAGACCGCAATACGCCCCAGCGCCTCGCGCATCGTCATATCGCCATCGTTGTCTACTGGGTACTGCATCGGAAACGACGCATCCAATGCCGTGCGGCTGTCCACTGCCACGCCCATGCGCGACGCAATATCATTGACCGCCGTCGCTGCTGGCATCGGCCATGTATCCGTGTCATAGCTGCTGTCGAGCCACGTCTCCTCGGCTTTGAGCATCGCATCATACCCGTGCACGCTCAAAACGCCTGTGACCCGGTCGGTCTTGCGCGTGGAGAAGAAAAATACGCCTTTGGGGATCCACTCGCTTGCTTGCTCGCCGAGCACCAGCCGCGCAAATACTTCAATTTTCGCCTGCCGTGGGATCGTGCCTTTTGGGTAAATCTCAAAGTCGATCTGCCGCGCAGAACAATTACCAATGCCAAAGGTGGAATACAGCCCACCATACACTCGTAAGCTGTTTTTTATGATGTCCGCTTGACTATATTCCACCCCAGCAATGCTTAATTTGGTTTCTACGCGATGATTCCTGTTAGCAAGCAGTGTTAAGTATAAATCACTTACGCTGTGCATTAAATCTCCCTCAACTGTACTGCGCCGCCCTTATAACGTCGGTTACCATCCACGCTGACCAGCGCGAACGCGGCTTCTAAGTCGCTTGTCACACGCATGGTCTTTACTGTGTCCGCACCGCTATAAGGGTCGGTAAACGTCACGCTCACGGTGTCACCCATCAACGCATTGTAATATTCCGTGGATTCTGCTTCTGTCATCGGGAAAAACGATGTTTCGACAATATATCTGTCTTTCGAGCGGGCTGCGTGTTCCCTGTCATCCATCGTTGTGATGACCTTGCTATATCTCACTTCGCGCCGCACGTTGAAAGCGGACGCTTTCTCGTGCACATCCAACGTGCCAATTCGTAATGTAATATTCATTTATACCCCCATAGCACGCTGCATATGACGGTTATATTTGTATGCCGTCTCTCCGATAATTTTGCCATCAAGAACAGACTGGACGACAATATTAATGTCGCCGCCAATATTGCCGATATTTGTCAAGGCATTCTGAAGCTTTCCGGACATGGTGGCTTTTTCGTCTATCGTTGCCGTACCAAAATCAAGCCCGTTCGTAATGTTTCTTTTGATTTTGTTATATTCGCTGTCCCAGCCATCTGAAAGACCCAAAGCCATATTCTCGCCGATTCCAGCAAATACGCGGGATGGGGAGTGGATGCCCAAAACGCCCTTGACGCTGTCGACAATGCCGCAGAAGAAACCGGACACCTTTTCCTTGATCCAGCTCCCCATCGCCTTGATGCCGTCCCACACGCCCCTCACGATCTGCTTGCCGACATCTACGATATCAGGGAGCGAGGAAACGAAGGTTTTCACAATGGTCGCCGTCATGTCAAGCACCGACCGAACGATCTGCGGCAAATTCTTGGCAAGGCCGCTGACAATCGCCAACACCATCTTCATGCCAAGCTCAATGACCCGCGGAAGTTTTTCAACGGCATAGCCGACGAATTTCTCAATCATCTCCGGCCCCTTTTCCTGCACCACAACGCCGATGTTTTCAAGGATTCTCTCAACGACCGGCAAGAGATTTTCCGCCACCGTCACGGTGCTGCCCAAAAGGTTTGTAATGAGTTCCGCCATGTCAGCGTTTTCATCGCCAAGCCCCGTGATAAAGTTGTCATACGCCGCTTTCATCGACGCGATAGAGCCTTGGATGGTGTCTGCCGCTTCGTTTGCGGCATATCCTTGCAATCCCTGCATTTCAATGTAATCAACAAGTGCGCTTTGCGCGTCTGCAAGGTTGTCAATTACATAATTAGTGGCTTTACCATTTGCCGCGTTCCATTCGTTGACCTTGTCAATAACTTCTTGGAATCCTTCTTTTGTTGGAGTAATGCCAAGTTGCAGGTTATCCAACATCACATAGTTGGAACGCATAATGCCGTTAAACGCATTCTGCACCATTTCTTGTGACGCGCCAGTGGCCGCAACAACATCAGCTTCTGCATTTACAATTTTGTCAGCCAATTCAGCCGCGGCTTGCGCGTTTCCACCTAAAGCGGTTTTTAATCCGGTTGCAAACCCGTTTACTTGCCTTAAATAGTCATTCTGGCTCATCTGAACGGTGCTATAAGCGTTTTTAGCTTTTTCGGTGACAAAATCATAAGCGTCACCGAACATAAGCTCTGCGCCGCCTACAAGCTGCTCATACTCTGAATACTGTTCAATTGCCTGTTTGCCAATAGCTACAACGGCAGTACCGGCAGCGGCAACAGCGGCAGCGCCTACTTTTGCGGCGGTTGCAAGTCCGCTTTTTAGTTTGCCACTAAGCGTTTCAACTTGGCTTGATGCTTGGTCGTCAACGCTGATTTTGACAAATAAATCAAGTAGATTCATGTTTCACCACCAATCCGCACCGCTCGACAATATCGGCGGTAATTTCTTCGCACGTTCTGTTGTCCTGCTTTTTCGGCTCAATAATGTCCGCGTATCGTGCCTTGATGTAGTTCCCGCTCGCAAATCGTGCCGTGTTTTCGGCCACAATGCGCAGCGCGTCGGTCACATAAATGCGGTACGCCTCGGTTTTCGCTCTCTCATTGAGCCGCGCCACACAGTACCGCAGGAACGGCTTTACTTGTTTTCGCCCTCGGTATTCTCCTGCGCAGAGCCAGAGGATTTCCCGCTCTGCGCTGAGAGAAAAAGCGCGCTGAATGCTTCATCGGTCAAAAGCTCCGTTGCGTCGCGCATCAGCTTGATAAGGTTCAGCGCGCCCTTGTAGCTCTCCGCGCTCACGCCCTCAATAGAGGCAAGAATGGCGATGATGTCGCCTTTGTGACCCTTGAGCAGCGCAGGGAGCGCTTTTCGCGCCCTCTGCGTAGCAAACTGATTCACCGTCATGCCCTCGGGCAGCTTTTCCCGTCGGAACATCGCGGACGCCTGTTCATCCTCCGCAATGTTGGCAATCGGGTCGATGATATCCGCGATGACGTCAAAGACGCGCTCACCCTGAATGTCGGAAAGTCTCATTTACGCCTCCGCCGTGCCGGCCTTGATGTAAATTTCAAAGGGAACGGTGTCCTGCGCGCTCATGGAATAGTGGCCGGTAAACTCGAACGCAAACTGCCCCTTGGCCTTGTCCTCCGTCTTGAGCTGGAAGCCGCCCGTGGAAAGGGCGTTGAGCAGCTTGATCGCGATAAAGCCGCCGTTGGTTTCGCCGTTCTTGTCAGAGTAATCGCCCACAAGCCAGATATCGGCAAAGTCAGCGTCCTTGAGGTCGTTGCGCGGTGTGACCTTGGTCGTGTCTGTCGTTCCGATGTCCGCCGCACCGCACAGACGCTTTGCAATGGCGGTATCGGCATTGACAAAAGTACCAGTCATCTTGACCTCCCACGAATCGAGCTTTTTCAGCTCCTTCATGTTCTTGGGGCAATTGTCGATATCCTCGCCAAAGTCCGAATAGGTCGGCGTAGCGGTAAAATTGACGCCTCCGGTCGTTGCGCCGATCTGCCCCGCTTCGCCGATGGTGCCGGTCGCAGGTGTGAAATCGGTCGTCAGGATACCGGCGTTAATCTGAAGCTTCTGAAACGTATCAGAAGGAATCTTGGTAAATTTCATTCTGTGTCTCCTTTCAGTTCAAAGTCAGATATTCGGCGGTCACATTGATATACCGCCGTTTGATTGTTTTGTCTGTTTCGTCTGTCAGCGATTGCGCCCACGGTGAGCCTCGCTTGAGCCAAATCACGCCATCGTCGCACGGAAGTTGTACGCCGCCAAGCCCGATAGCCTTTGACAGCTTATCAACTGCCGCATTTGGCTCTTTTTCGGAAGTAGTTCTAAACCACATATTGACGGTCAGCCCAACTTCTCCGCCGTTCCATGCGCTTGTAATAAGCTCATAAGTCAAATACGGCAATGTCGCATCTTCAGGAACAGCAGAAGCCGCATAAGATGTCATAATGCTATCAAAAAACGACTGTAAAGCAGTCCCTTTTGTCATGTCGGTAACACCGCCCTTTCAGCCGTAAAGAATTTAAGCGTAAACGATGCGGACTTAGGCGCTTTCTTTTCGTCAGGATGGGAAGTCACACGGTAAACTGTGCCGCTTTCTTTTTCCTTGAAGTAATCTCCGTATTCAATCGGAACACCTTTGTCAACAAGAGCAGAATAAACGCTTGTAACGCCCTGTTTTTCAGCCGTTCTCGCCTCCATAGAGG